TTACGCACCGCTTCTTGCACAGGCACAGGATCTATATTATGTAAGCCTAATTCACGAGCAATTTTAGCACCTAAAAATACGGCAGCTAATGTAGCAGAATACTTACGTTCACGTCCTGTAATATTCCATGCCTTATCAATAATAAGTTGTGTTTCTTTTAATTTAACTTTAACTAATTCTAAATTAGCAATAAGCCATTGTGCATATATTTCTCCTGCATGACCAAAGTTGTCAAACAGTAATTCAAAGTATTCGTCAGCTTGTTCTTTAGTAAGCGTCTTATCTTCATCAATACGGATTTGTAAGAAGCGAGCCATCTCACCAGATGCCTTAGCATTTTCTGAAAAGACTACTGTCCTAAAATCTGTGTTAGAAGAAACAACGCTAATAAGATTAAAGACAGTGTCATTATGTCGCTCCTTATTTTTACCACTACTATCCATACGATTTTTACCACGACCTGTAGCCATGAATTTTAAAAACTCATGTAACTGATCGGCATTTACTTTTGTAAATTCATCCACTGCAGAGGGTAAGTTATTCATATAACCCATACGATTAATAACGGCATTACCTGTATCACCCCATACTTGTATAAGGTTTGCATTCATTTCAGGGTTACCATATATACTAGACATAGCTTGTAGAATAGTTGATTTACCTTGACCAGACTCAGGATTATATAAATTTATTACCGCTGATTTCTCTTTTGATTTAAAGAAAGGCATGAGTAAAGAGCCAAAGCCACAGAAGAAACCAAATGCACGTAGTTCCATACCTGGTCTTTCGTAAACAGATATAGCTTTCTTCCATAATTCTAAGCTACCTTTTTTAGCTAAGGCAGGATTAACATCTTTTAAATCATCTGATACAGGCACAAACTTAATACCAAAAGCACTGATTTCTCTATTACCTATTAGTATCTTTTTATGGTCGGGTGTCCAACCATATTGCTTATACATCATCGTAGATGGCTTTTGTTTTTGTTGGTTTGAGATAACCGCCATGATGTAATATATAACTTCGTCTAACTGCTTACCGTTTCTAACAATACCTTTGGCAGCCAAAATCTTTCTAGCTTCATCACGAGATAGTAGTTGAGTTAGTGGTGCTATAAACTCTTGCACTCCATCTTGTGGAAGATGTATTTTAAACCATGCACAAAAACCAGCTGCGTCTTTATCATTTAGTATCTCAACAAGATAAAAATCATAATCATATATTAATACAGCTTCTTCTTGTTCGTCTTGTGTAGTTTTATACACTCCACCATTCTTACCTCTAAAATAAGGGAAGGGATAGTCAGGCACATGATATGTAAATGTTTCGTTTAGTGCTTCAGACTTTGCTTGAATAACATTGTCTGCACCTTTAGCACGTAGAATAACCCTACCTAATTCTATAGGAGAAGTTATCTTACCTTTGTGTTTACATCCTTCACAACCTGATGGACGTAAGCTTTCAAATTGTTTGCAAGTGTGAGGACCTGGAATAGCATTGGCTTTAGCTTCGGTTTTAGCATACTCATAATCAGGGTGTCTCTTAGATATGTTATGAATAGCTGCTTCAGCATCTTCACAGAAGGCAGCAATAGATAGTCCTGAACGCCATAAGGGTTCTTCAATGGTAGCTTGTTTAGTTACAATATGGGTAATTTGTGCACAGCCATCATCTTTACTACAACGTTCTAATATTTTTTTAAACTTAGATGAGTTATTACCTAATATAGCTTTTGTAGCTTCATCTAGTGGACGTTTAGCACGAGGTTTATCTGTAAGATGAATAGGGATTAATCTAGCTAATTCATCAAAAGGAGTAGGTGTGCCTTCATTAAGAACGGCAACTTCTACAGGGTTAACTACATCTTTAAAGTTTTGTGTGCCTGGAACTCTTAATATGCGTGACATATCTGCGGTGCAAGCACCATCAGCTTTTAATCCATGTTTAACACATAAGAACTTAAGTCCTTCTGCTACAGGTTTCCATACTGCTTTATCTATAGGTTCTGTTAAAGGCCAATAACAATGAATGCCATTACCTGAATCTACTATAGTTGGAGCAGGTAATCCTGTCTTATCTGTAAACTCTCGTAGTGCTATTAATGCTGCATCTTTAGTTTCATAGTCTTTCCATTTACGTTTTTTACTATCAAAACCACAATCAATATCTAACCAAAAAATACGTTGCTCTTTAGCATTAACCCCTTTACGTTCTGTAGGTTCAAGCCATGTTGAGCAAGCAAAGTAAACATCTTGTTTATCATCTAAAAATTTGTTGGATATTGAAATTGCATCATCGATAGTTTTTACAAATTTGGGAGTCACTATATTTTTTTGATCTTTGCCGCAGATACAATAGTATCCATCATCGGGCCATATAGTTTGTAAAAATTCTTTTGTTTGCATTATTCTCTCGAAATAAAGTTTGTGCTGCTGAATAGGTGGGCTACTTGCGGTTTATAAATTAACTACCATCTAGCAATATATAAATAAAGATGCTTTCGCCCGTTGTATTACTTTAAGTTTATTTTATTTATCAAAGCAGAAACTTTTGACTCTGTCCGCTTTGATGGTTTTGTTTTACCAGAGAACCAATCATACACCGTTTGACGAGAAACGTTAAGGTCTTTCGCTACTTGACTAGCAGGATACTTTAGTGATATGCATAGCTTTCCTAATAGTGTGCCTACTGTTTCTTTAGCCCTTTGATTGGCCTCTATAATTATTTGAGAATACCCCCGCATAATTAAGTCCAATCTGAAACTAAGTCATCTAAACTTACTTCACCTTGATCTGCTTTAGGTGCTGCAGGTTTGGGTTGTGGTTTCTCTTCCGCACGAATTTTAGGTTCAGGGATGTTATCAGGTGTAGGTGCAGGTGCAGCTACTTGAGGACGCTGAATAGGTTGTTGTTTCTTTTGCTCAAACTCTTCACCATCATCTTCATCTTTATTAACATTCACTGATAATGTAATAGCCCGTTTAGCTTCTTCTGATGTTGATTTGATTTCACAGATAGCATATTCTTCATCTGATAAAACTCTTATAGGTTTAAATCCTACCTTAGTGCTTGAGGAGTCTTCGTCAAAAGACACACGAGATACAACAGACATTAAGTTTTCACCATTAGCTTTAACATAATCAGTATATTCATGCAGAGGCTTACGATCTTTTGTGCCTGTTCCAAATATAGATTGTGAAGGTAAAGTCATTTGATATACATCGCCATTCATATCATCAGCACGAACTACTGCAATACGTCTACTAAAACGACATGCTTTAGAACCATTAGCGCCTGAGCCTTTGATATTTTGTGGGCATGCTAAGCATGACTCTGCTTGTTTTTCAACCACTGCTTCATCAGGCTTTTGACTATCAGATGTCCAACATGTTGGAGGAGGCATCTTTTCGCCTGGTGTATATGCTTTAGCAAAATACATTCTATGCACATGTGGTGACGCATTAACAATAACAACATCAAGTGCGTCTTGATTGGATTTCTCAATCTCTTTGCCATTAACCATTAATCTAAATTTACTACCTCGTATAGATATACGTTTAGCTGTAACAGAACTTCCTGTAATGTTAGAGGTAAAGCCGTCATCTCTACGTTTATGTGTTGCCACTGCGGTAGAACCTTGTGAAAATACATCTAAATCTGTGCTCATACATTCTCCTTATTTTCTCTACTTTTAGTTATTCTTACTGTGTATTCACTTGTTGCTTGTAAACCTGGCGGTTGTCTGTCAGGGTTCTGCTCTAAGTATTCTTTTATCGCTGATTGCACTAATCTTTTTTCAAAAAATTCAGGCAATCTATTTTCTAATATAAAGTCATACATACTAGGCCAATCGCTTGACCAATATCTAGTCTTTAGTGTTCTTGATAAAGTCCCAACTTTAGTTTTTAAACTAGTTACGTTAAGTGTTCTACATGCTTCATTTAATGCTAAGTCAACTTTATCTTTTTGAACTTTAATATTTGTTATTTCTTTTTCTAAATCTTCAATCTTATCTCGCATATTGACAGAAGCCTGCATTAGCTTCTCAATTTTATTATCATCTAATTCCACATTTACTCCTTTCAAATCTTAAGAATAACAGTATAGCATAATAATTTACTTTGTCAACTAATTTCTTTATCAATTAGATGTCCATATGTAAGTAATATCCAATAAGCAAATTTTAATAACTCTTCAGGAGATGCACTACTTTTCATTACGTTAGCTTTGTTGCTTATTATATGGACGTTGCCTTTTACATAACCTTTAGTATTATCTATTCGATCTAATGAAGGTGATGTATACCTTGGACCTTTATTTGAATTACCTTTACCTTTAAATTCTTTAAATATAGGTATGCCTAAAATAGGGCAGGTGGAAGGTATTTTTATATCAGTGGCATCTATACTAAATTCAATTCCTTGTTTTTTAGCCCGTGATTTTATTGAGGTGATAATATATTTTTCATTATTTTTTGCCTGCCAATTACCTATATATTCTTTAACTTTTGCA